ATAACATCAACAGTCCCCAAAGTTGGAATTATGGATGCAATAGCAAAGGTTGATATCTGAATATCATCTGATGATGGTAATATACCAACTACTGGGAATTCTGCACCGTATTGATTTATAACACCTTCCCAAAATGTTTTACTTGCGGTGGCTACTGCACAACGATTTCTAATTGTAATATACTGTGGTATGGTGTTATCGTCGTCAATCCAAAAATAATCTTTATAGTTTACCAATTTATTGATATCTATTGGTGGTACCCAATTAAATGTTTGAACCGCGCCCCAAGCTGCAAAGTCTTCTATATCAACCCCAAGGCGGGTTAATTCATTTTGAATATCATCCCAAGAGGCCATATGCTCGATAGAACCAATTTTATTGTTTAGTATTGGTTGTAGTTGAAAAGCTTGTCGATGCGCATCATTTTCTTGTATTTGACGCGAGGATGCAGCGTTTTTAGTACCCTTGCCTATATAACCAGATACCTTTTTCACGTCTTGTTTGCTTAAAAAACGATTAAAGAGATTTCCAATCAAACTTTCGTTAGCGTTTGACTTGTATGGCTCTGGTAAATATTTAAGCAGATCCATAAAAGGTTTATTATAGTCTGATTTGTTATTTTCGTTTGTCACAGTTCGATATTCTCCAATAGTTCTAACTATTTATAAGAAGAACATCTGTGGAAAACTCTCCTATTGTCTAATATTTTCAGGGGTAAATGATTGGATTATTTCAATGTCTTCTGTTGATATGTCAGAAATTAATATTTCATCTTCACGGGCCTGTACTTGAAATAAATCACCAAATTGTTCGGTTGAAAATTTTGGTACAAGGACAATAGAATTTATTTCTGCACCTAAATCAGCATGTATGGTTGCGGCCATTTCTGTAAAATAGAAATTACTACCAAAATCCCATGCTGTTATTTCAAAAAAATTCTTAATAATGGATACAATTTGCACCTTTACTTCATTATCAGTCAAATTATTAGTAATAGGACGAATTACTTTAAATATTGATTGTAATTCTGGGATTGCGCGACTACCGAAAAGTATTTTAAATTTACCAGGGTGTAATATAATTGTATCAGAAATCATACCATTTTGAAGCAATCTATCATATGCGGTGCGCAAATCTAAAGGTGTAGGTTCATCTGGTTTTATTTCAGTTTTATTTTCCAACCAGCGCGTAATACCTTGATAATAACCAGCTGTAACAATGAATATGTCTATTATATTAGACGCGGCTGGGTCAACTAAATGGAAACGTGGGGTAGTGTAGAACCAAGCAAAATTTAGTGGGTACCGCCCATATTCCCGCTTGTATAGGTTTGTTGGTTCTACATTGTCACTGTACCATAATTCCTTAACTGGAGATGTTTCACCACCTACAAGGGTAATTTTTGTCTCCACAGGGTGCCAAACGTCCGTAATAATATCTCTATGAAAGTACACAAATTGTTTATTTGTGATAGAAACCGTCCCACCGGCAATAGGATTTATCGATATTACTTTTACTTCATTTTCACCAGCAACCTCAACATCTGTCCAAAAACCTACAGAAAGCGGCGGACTTCCTGTGTTAGGGGCGTACTGTAACGGGGAATACTCTATGGGGCTACCGCTACCAATAAAAACAGTGAGGCTTTCTTCGCCTGTATCGCGCATGTAGTATAAATTTGGTGTTAGGTTTATACTATTTTCAACTCCACCAGGAAAAGTACCAGTAAAAGTTTCAATCGCGTCGAACAATTCAGATTGTAGTACATTATCAGGTTTTCCATCACCATCAACATCTGTTGATATAACCGAAAGTTTATTATCGTCAATTAGTCCAGCATTTGGTAAGTTTTGTTCAATTAATTCTTGTCCTAATACATTATACTTTACATTACCACTTAATACTGAATTGTTACTACCATTAACGTTTGCGTGTAATATGAGTATATTATCATCATTTGAACTTAAAGTGTCGAAGTTTATAATACGGGCAGTTGTATTAGTGTTCCTGAACTTTGTTGTATTGCTTAACGCTGCTATTCTCTTTGTGCGCCAACTAACAGTCCACCCAAATAAACTACTCGCCGAAAATTTAGCTTCAATACGAATCATTAATAATGATGGTAGGGTAGTACCAACACCAACAGTCCACAAGTTTTCATTAGCATTAGCATTAAAATAAATATCAACTAATGGGTTAGCAGATGTGGATGCTTGTGTTAACGCACCAATAATACTATCCGTTTCAGTAGGTGTAAATGTACACGAAAGATCGGAAATATTTTTGTTTGGTGTTTTTTCAAATTCAGTGGTTAATATATTATAAAAATCCAAACTACATATAAGCGGCTCTATCATATTTTTTATAACTTCATTAGGTATGAGTGGAGTGTTGATGGTTGAGCTTGCACCGGATGTTACATCCTTTTCAACCCAATACAATGCCATATCTTCACCAAATATCTTAACATCTTCATAATATTCTTTAGGATCGTGCCAGGCTATGTATTTGGAATCACCAGAAAATGTTCTATTTACTGCTTTCAACTTCAATATAGATGGGTCTTGAAGCATGAACGAGTTGTAGTCGCGCCCGTTAACCATTCTATCCTGTGTATAATAAACAGAAGGAGCTACACGCCGAACATGTTCAATATCTTCGGATATAGATGCGTTCTGTAATGAGTTGACCAACGAAAATTCAAAAGTTAGCGTTTGAATTGTATTACTTATATCAAGATAAGTAAACGTTGCTATTTGGTTTACAACTGATGTCTTTTGAATAATACTATTATTATTCGATGATACCCTAAACCATAAATCGAAATCACCAGATGGTATGTCTGAAAACTCACCATCACCGAAAATTAACCTTATTTGATCTTTATCAAGTGTTTCAACTTCATATTTCTGCCTATTACTATCAGAATTAAATAATATATTTTGAGCGTTTGCTTGGTCAACCTCTGCCCATTCTCCGTACTTACCAACAGCATCATTAAGATGTGGGAGTATTTCAGAAAATGGGTTATCTGTTAATACTTCACGGGTTTCACTTGATACATTATTTAACCATATATCAGTTTCATTTATATTGAATGTTAATATATCTTCTGTTTGATTTGGTGTAACACCGTCGAACGATTTTTCTTGAACCTGTAAGGTTCCTTGTTTAGTAAATAAAAAGAAACCTGTAGTGTCTGATCCATCACCAAGACCATCAGAACCATATAATAGCGAGAATTTTGAATTTCTTTCAGGGCGTTTTTCTACAGGAGATGTTGCGTTCAATTGTACTGGTACTAATTCCATTGGGAAGGTAGAACCTGCGGAGGACGCAGAATACTTAAAAGTAGTTGTTCCATTACCACCAAGTGGTTGGTTGTTCCATGTGTATAGTTCAAACAAAACATCTTCTATTTGAACGCGCTCATTAGGAGTGACAGTACCAAAATTCTGTTCTAATACACGATTCATTATAAGTAAAAACTGTTCTTTCCAGTCAGGATTATTTAAATCGTTCCAAGCTATTGTTTTATTTGCTATATTTCTACCTTGTGAGTCAATTACCTGTTCTGTTGTTTTTATAGATGAAATTTTAACTATACCACGTGCGGCGATGTTTCGTGATGCCTTATATGATATTAATTTTGCCAGCCTAAGAATGGATTCTTTTCTTTCAGCAGTGGTTATAAAGTTTTCATGTGCGTTTAAATCTATACGATATGCTAGTATTTCACCAACATACGCGAATAATTCTAAAAGTGCTATAAATTCACTAGATTCAATATAATCATTGAAATCCTCTGGGAAGTATAATTTCATATAATCCAGAAGACTTTCTTTTATTGTATTGAAGTCAAAGGAATTGAAATTTACTTGTGTAAATACTTCATGTGCGCGTGTCCACGCTTCCGCTCTTGAAATTTCGTGTGCCATATTAACCCTCGAATTGGATGTTTAATTCAAAATCATCCACTGTGTTTAGTTCTACATATTGCAATCTAGCTGCTGCGAATACTGAATTTAAATCAAAATTAGGTACTACTGTTAGTTCTAATACAACAACCCTTGGATCGTAATTGAATATATTTGTTAGTTCTGAGTGTACATCATCAACTAATAATTCATCCAGCGGCTCAAATGCTAATTCTGGTATAATACTACCAAAAGTAGGCATCATTACCCGGCTACCAAGAGGGGTAAATATATGGTTCAAAAGATCCATTTTCACCAACTCAACATTAGTTAAGCGTAAATTTTTATTACTTTGGAATTCAAAGGTGGAATATCCACTGTATAAAGTTTCATGATTTGGCATTATATCAATCCTGTCGTTTTATAATATTTATCGGTTCCTAACAGAAAAAAACCGAATCTTTAGTTCGGCGGGATGAATGTTAGCCGTGTGACCATAAAATGTGTTTACCTGGCCAGTATTTAGTTTGTATAAATATATTTATGACTAC